AGTTTCAAGTGACAGTTGCAATAAAAGTAAAGGTTGGCGGGTACAGTGTCTCTGTTGCCAGCATCAATGGCTAATGGCTGGCTGTTGCGATTCTGGGCATAGCTGGAGTGGCTGGCTAAACTGAACTAAACTAAACTAAACAAAATAAAAGCGGAGGAGCTTGACAACTGAACTCCTCCGCTCTGGTACTACTGGCAGTACGGCTTCTAGCTCATGTATCCGCCTTTCTTCAAAAGTGCCTCTCGGATTGCGTATCTCCAGTTTTTATCCGAGTTACTGTCCCACGCTTGCTGGAAGGTTATGCCATCTTTGTACTCTTCCGCACCAAACTTTTCCAGCAAGTCGGGCGTTGATACATTGAACCTTTTACCAGTTCCGCCGCCTCCGCCGCCCGATTTCCTGGGTGCTGCCTTGGTCAATCTGCATGACGGCTCTTTGTCGCCAAAGTCCCAGTTGAAGAATATCCCGTCAGCCATGTCCAGTTCTCCAGAATCTACCATTTTAGCCAGGGCTTTCATTATGGTATCTTTGACTGTATTGACCTTAGCGTCCAGGGCTGCTTGCCTGGCTGCCAGCTCTGCAGCTTCTTTGGCTTTTTGAGCTTTGACTAGCTCTTGTGCTACCTTAGCTACGGCTTTGTAGTCTCCGCTGGCAACCGCCTTATTCATCTCCTCCATTAGCGTTTGCTCGGTCTTTGGCTGCTCTTCCGTGGCAACCTGGGCTTGTGCTTCTTCTGCCATTGTTGGCACCTCCAATGTTATTTTATCTTGACATAACTAGCTGTGTTGTCGCTCAGCTAGGTATATCCTGCTTTGTTATGCGCCTAATTGCTAATGCTGACTCCTCCACTTGCTCTATAAATGGTGCAAGCTGGTTCCATAAATGTGGTAGGTCACTAGGGAATATATCCCGTATTGTCCTAGTTGCCTTACATATTATCCCTACTTGCTCGGAGATGTAGATGCGCTGCTTCATTGTGCTGACCTCCTTTTATCATTGGTATATCAATCATAGCACATCTGGCAACCAGGTGTCAAGCTCTCGAAGGTACTGGTATGGAGTGGTACTTTGGTACTAGCTCAAGTGCTCTAGCAGCTGGCTGGTAGGACTTTACATAACGTCCTGACCAGAACCATTTACAATCCGCCCAAATGGAGAGCACGGCATAGCATCTGGCAGAAAGTCGCACATGGTACGGTAGGGCAAGTTTTCAATATGGCTCTTCTTTCTAGGTCTAGGAGGAGAATATTCAAAATGGGATTTGGCTACTTAAAAGTAATGGAAAACCTCTTCTTATTGTCTAATGGGTGATTGTCCTCACGGGGTCTCGAGGGAGTACTCCATGACCTCCCCCGAACTATTTTGTCAAACTTAAACCCAGAAGCTTTTATACTCGAACCGTCTTCGGACTCGAGAATGTATGTTATGACTTTTTTATAGCCAAGTGCGAAGGCGGCTTTCAACACCGCACTTGTCATTTTGCTAACTACATTAGGAGGAGTCCAGTCAGTAGTGACTATTCTTGTAATCTCAAGAGTCCTCCCGTCATCAGCTCCTCTGGCTTTGGGAGACTCTACAACTTCTACTCCAACTATATCCCCGTTTATGGAGTAGCCTATGGAGAATTTATGCCCTATGGGAGGCTTATGGTGCCTGTGGTAAATGCGCACAAACTCCTTTGCCTCATCTAGTGACAGAGGGACTATTTCACCTTTCCACATTTAATAATCCTCTGATGCCAAAAACTGTTATTTGGCTACTTGAGAGTATATAGATTGCAGTTCTTCAAGGTACTTAATTGTCTGCTCCTCTAGGTAGATAGCGGATGGAGACATAGTGTACCGATACTGCGCCAGACCGTCCCGATGGTACTGCAAGCACTTTGCAATATCCTTTAGGCGTTCCGAGTTCTCCATGAGTCCTCCTTCTTAAATCCATACGGTACAGATGATGGACAATAGTTAAAGCACTGCCAGTTGAATGTATGGCAACGCAGAGACGCACGGTGACCTTTCAGACATTTCGGGCGGAAATGCGGGTGTCCTGTAGTAGTATAGTGTTCGCATAGTTCAATGAGAGGTTTAGATTCTGGTTGCATAATCTTCACTTTCGACTAGAACTATTTTGGATAGTTTGGAAGGGATACTAACTTTGGGATATAATGCCTTTGCTTTAATCTCAGTGAAACGAGGAGGAAATCTTCTTTTAAGCCAGGCAGGAAACCAACGGACCTTAAAGGCGTCCCACCAAGTCGAAGGATAATGTACGATGTCTATTGTTTCTCCCCATATCCTTGCTACGAGTCTAAGCCCCATACCATCCCAGCACTCGAGGCTTGGAAAGAACTGAACGTCTATGTTCTCTCTAGGTATATCCAGTACTCTCTGGATATAAAATGTAGTTTCTTCTAATTGAATCTTGCTCATGGTACTTCCTCCCTAAATATTCTCCGACTCAGCGACTACGACTTTTGTTTTCTTTCCTGTAAACCTGGCTAACCTTGCATTGATGTCTATGATAGAGTCTTTTTGGACTAGAAAAACTTTGCTGGTATCATTGTCCACTGCTACAACTCCCTCATATATTTTCTGGTGCTCACTCATGGTACTTCCTCCTTTTTAACTTCTACATCAAACGGATATTCTTTATCCATAATGACTGCCGCTACTGCAATCGGGAACTGTTCAGGAGTCAACGCCTTGCGGAGGTAATAAATATCCTGTATCTTAGCCATTAACCTCTTAGCAGCAGGATGCTTGTCGAGGACTCTTTGATACCCTCCGTCCTCACCATATATCTTCATAGAGTTCCCCAGCCTGATGCACTCTTCAATATCATCAGGCATCCATTTTACTCTATGGCATACACTGCACTTGTAAACTGTCCCTCCGTCAACTCTTGTCCTCCCCACCAGCAAGTGTCCTTTGGTGGGAGATTCCTCACAGTACGCATCCAGCCAGGTTATCCCCAACTCTTGGGCGCTCCTCCGAGTGGCACGATTTCTGCTTTCAGGTTTTCCAACTGTTCCCCCAGATGAATAATCTGGTCTGTGTCTGGGTTCTCGTTTTCTACCTGCTCTCTTAGCCTTTGCATTACTCTTGCTCTTCTTCTCAGTACTGCCAGCCTTGCTGCTCTTACCTCCTTTGGTATTACTATTGGCTTTCTCCCTCTCATCTCTACATACGGCTTTTCCTCCATCCTCTCCAGCCCCTGAAGCACGTAGCAACACTGGTTGTCCTTCTTCCTCTTGGCGTGCCAGTGAAATCTCTTTACCCATCGTCTCACCTCGATTCCTTCGCCTGTGTACTGTTTCCATAGTTTACCGAAGACACAAGGCTCACCGTTTTCTATGACCTCGCCGCAGTAGTTGCACTTAACCGACCTGTTGCACCTGCTAATCCAAACGTCTATTGCGGGTGCCTCCTTTTTTGGCTGAGGACTCTCTGGGCTGTTCTTTCCGAGAGCCTCATGCCCTTAGCGATTTCTCTTGGCGACCAGCCTTTATGATACAGGCTGATTATCCTTGCATCTCTTTCGGCTTTCCTTGCCTTGCTAGGAGTCCGTATCTTTCCTTCCATAACCACACACCTGTCATAAGGGCAGTGGTTAACACAGAAATCTATCCCCTCCTGACTATTCGGGTCAGTGATTCCTGCCTCAGCCATAGCCTGACAAATCCTGTAAACTCCACTGCTCGGTTCATTACTCATAATCTTTTATGCGGGAGACAGAAGGCGGGCAGAGCACCATCTGCCTCCCTGTTCCTGAATACCAGATAGGCATACATATTTACCTATCTATTATCATTATACCATATCGGCTACCCAGTTGTCAATAGCCTTTGCTCCTTGGTATAATAAATTACCGCTTGCTGTTAAATATACTTGACAACGGCATCCAAATATGGTATACTTGGGGTATAGGGGATTGAATAACTCTAAACTGACCGAGCTTGTAAGTACTGGAGGACACATGACATATCCGCCTGAAATAGTAGAGAATAACCCCAAGGGAAGTCCAGAAGTCAGTATAGCCTCATCAGTTGTGCCATACGACCGTGATGACGAGAGAGCTTTATACTTCGGTTATCGGGCTTCTGGTCTATCAGTCCGTGAAACTCTCCACATGATTCAACGGTCTAAGACCTGGTTATCCTTGCAGAGGCGAGACCCAGAGTTCGTTGACCTTGAGAATAGAATCCCTGAGTTCCGCCGAGAACTTTCCAAGGAATATGTGGAGATAGAGTTCTTCCGCAACTTCCGCCTCATACTAGAAAAAGACCACCAGATTATCCAGAAGTCCTTGAACCTGAAAAGTGGAGAGTCATTATCTCGTCAAGACCAAGAGTATCTCATCAAACTCCGCTCCCAGTATTCTCCAACTCAAATCCAAATTCTTGAGGCTATTGTGGAAGGCGGAAAGGGAGGATTCAATTTTGCTCAGTTCGTGGCAGAACACCCTGACATCATCCAGATGTCAAGAACAGACACAGTAACATTGGCTAGAGGCAAAAGTGAGGATTAAAGCCCGAAAAGCTCCTTCTGCTAAACTCAAGCGTGCAGCTAGGAGAAACATAGCAAAGGCTCATTTGGCTAGGATTAGGCTCCGTGAGCCCAGGAGCATAGGGAGAGTTAGACCTGCGAGACGGACTAGCTCGAGGCAACTAAGAATGCGTGAGATAAGGAGGTAACAATGCCACCTGCATTGGTTGAGACACTAGCCACTGGGGGGTCAACTGCTGTTCTTGCCCTAATCATCTTTATTATGTATCGTAGAGACAGGAAAGGCAGTGAAGATAAGCTGAGGCAGGATAGAATGTTTATGGAAGACAGGCTGACAAAGTTGCTTGATGAGGATAGGAAAACTCGGGAGGACAACACTAGGGCAACCACGGAACTTACCATTTTGTTAAAATCTATGAATGGGAGGAAAAAGTAATGGCTGGAAGAGCAAGAAGAGCATCGAGGTCTCGTAGTACTGGCGGAGGAAGAAGATGGATTCAGAAAGCTATCAAGCGTCCTGGGGCATTTACTAGAAAGGCTAAGGCTGCTGGTATGTCTGTTCAGGCTTATGCCCGAAAGAAACGCCATGCAGCAGGCAGGCTTGGCAAGCAGGCTAGGTTAGCTCTGACTCTGAAAAAGATAAGTAGGAAGTAATGGCTGTTGACACTCAGTACATCTCACAGGAAGAAGCCTTAGAACGGCTTTTCTCAAATCGCCGCCTTACCCTTGAGACTCTGCTAGAGATAGAGGACAAGGACAGAAACCTTGTGCCTATGAAGCTGAATCCTATCCAGAAGGACATCATCGCTACTAGCACCTGGCGAGATATATATGTCAAGCCTGGGCAGACTGGGTTTACTTCTCTCATAGCTGGTGACTTTCTGATAGACAACATCACTATCAACGGTACTGTATCAGTCATTGTTTCCTATGACGAGTTCTCTGCCCAGCGTCTCCTGCTCAAGGCGAAGAAGTACCACCAATCTCTCCAAAGACGCATACCATCTATACCTAGGCTAGACCACAAGTCCTCCACTGAACTCAGCTTCGAGGATAAGGATACAGGTTTCTACTCAACATTCTATATATTCTCCGCCCGAAGCTACGTACTCGGCAGAGGTGAGACAATTCATAATCTTCTGCTCGACGAATATGCCTTCTGGGTCGAAGGAACCCATGAGACTACCTTTGCGTCTGCCGTCCAGCGAGTTCCTTTGAAGGCAGGTACAAAGATTAGAATCGGCTCAACGCCTAACGGGGAAGATAATCCTTTCTGCGAAATGTACCGAGCAGCAAAGGAAGGGTATGCTATAGGCTCTGGCAAAATGAAGTCTGTTTATAAGCCTCACTTCTATCCCTGGTTTATTCATCCTGAGTACATAATGTATGCAGATGACCCGTTCTGCCTTGATGGAGACAACCAAGACCCTCTGCCTCACCTCGACGATGTAGAGAACCAACTGTTGAATATCCTCACTGGGTATTATAAGTTCGACACTGCTACCGCTATGGCGAAACTCCGCTGGAGGCGGTATAAGCAGGTCGAGATGAGGTCTATGCGGAGAACTGGCGAGACGATATTTATCTTTGTTCAGGAGTTTCCTGAGGATGATGAGACTTGCTTCTTGACTGCAGGCGACCAAGCCTATTCGCCTGAGGTCATCGGGCAGAAATTACGGTTATGCTATCCTGCTCCTCTATCTCATACTTGTGTGAATGAGAAAACTGGAACATCGGCAGTTGCGGATATCTGGATTGACAGAGAAGAGGGCTTGCCTTATGTCCTCTCCATTGACCCTGGGAAGGGCAAGGTATCTGAGTCAGTAGCCCACGTCTGGCACTTTGAGGAAGGCTATCAGGACAAGGACGGAAATGACCATCCGCCAGTTATGAGACATTGTGCAACCTTGGCAGGCTGGTATGATGAGTGGGAAATGGCTCAGTACTGTAAAGACTTAGCTTATTACTACAGCAATGCTGTGATATGTCCTGAGTCTAATCTTGACATCGTATCTCATCTGAGAGATTATCCTTATCTGTACTACCGAGAAGATGTCCGTACTGGCAAACTGATTCGGGCAATCGGTTGGGAGACTAACACTTCCACCAAGCCTTATATGATAACTGAACTTAACCGCTGCATGGAGGACATTGAGTGCTACGACCAGCGGTTCTGGTCTCAGTGTAGAAACATCCGCCGAGACCCGACTATGAAGTATGGGATTTCAGTTATAGGTGCAGATGACCATCATGATGCAGGCGCTATAGCAGTTGTCTGCAGGTCTGCTCAAGCAGTCCATGCAGGCTATGTAGGTTCATCGGGAGATAATGGAGGATGGGACGAGAAATGGGGTAAGTAGAATGGAGTATAAAAGAACGAATAGCGCAGACAAATCTGACTTGCCAGGAATGTGGCAGGCGGATTAAATCAGGACATGGGTACTTCTGGAAACAGATGGAAAGAGTCCATCCTGTCAGAGGTCATATTATCCGTATTATGAGAGTTTGTAAGAACTGTATGGAGAAATCAAATGAAGAATGAAGCTCAGGCTGTTATATCTCGGTGTAATGAACTTAAGCGCTTCTGGGCACCTCGGGATGCCAAGATGAAGGTGTGGTATAAACTTATCCAGATGGTCGACGAACTGGCAACTCCCAAAATGGAGTCCTTTGTAGGCAACGACCCTAGGAGTATGTTCAACCTTACTCTCCATATGCTAGACGCTCCTGTGCCTCATCGACTCCGCAACATTGACTCTATGGATGCAACAGTTCAAGCAGCCTCCGCCGAGGTTAGCACAATTCTCGACCTAGCCTGGGCAGATGTTGAGGAGACATTCAGAAAAACAGGTCCTCGGCAATCTCTCAAGCGCAGCCTGATAGGAACACTCCTTGCTACTGGCTGGTACTCATGCTGGTCAGCAGTAGGCGACACTGGGGATAGGGTCTTCCTCGACCTCTGGAGTCCAGCCCAAACTTATCCAATGTGGGATGCTGACCTTGGTCTATCTGAAGTAGCCCATATATTTGAAGTTCCTGCCAGCCGCCTCTCAATGATGCAGAAAATGCTAGGCTGGACAGACTTAGGTGCTCTGCATGGAGACCAACGTATCTATGACTACTGGTGGATTGAGATTGATTCGGAGTTCCCCTTCTCCACTCGAGTATGGAACGCTGTAGTTGCAGCAAACAAGCTCGTAAAGTTCGAGCCTACACGCTTCCGCACAATCCCAATCTATGTGGCTCCTGTCGGCGGTCTGCCTGATACAGGTCCTTTGTCTGAAGGCACTCCTTCCAGTGTCAATGCTGGAGCAGGTCAGGCTAAGGGGGAGCGATGGAAAGAAGAAATCGGACAGGGAATAGTGGCTACTAATGAGAACATCTATAGGTCCTGGAACAAGTGGTGGTCGTTTAGCCTCCAGTTGCTTAGGGATACTGCCCAGCCTCGAATCTTTGAACGCAGCAGGTCGGGGAAGGCAATAGTTAAGCCTGAAGATGTCTTCCGCCGAGGAGCGATATTTAGAGGCGGGGCAGATGATTCAGTTGAATTTATCGGTGCACCTCCAATGCCTCTTGAACTCCGCTCCACTCAACTTGACCTTGAAGCCATGATGCAGAGGGGCGGAGTTAGTTGGGCTATGTATGGAAATGTTACTGGGCAACTAACTGCCTACGTCATGTCCCAGATTGCTGCCTCTGCCAATCAGGCTATGAGACCTTACCATCAGGCTTTGCAGAACCTCTTTGCCGATATAGACAATAGTTGGATAGATGACATGAGGGAAAGAGGGGTTAGACTCTACGGGCACTCTCTTCCGACTAATCTTCCCAAGGACGCCAGAGTGTCTGCTGACTTTGAGATAGAAATCCCTGGAGAACTTGTCCAGAAAGCAACGGTTGCCAGAATGCTCGACCCTGACTTTGCCCTATCCTACTCATACGTGGTAGAAAGGCTGTTCCCTGAGATTAAAAATCCTCTGCAGGAGCGAGCAAGGCGTTTGGCGGATAGAGCAGAACTAAGCGTAGAAAACGCCACTATAGCCAAGATTCGCTATTATCGGAGGCAAGCAGCGTATCTGGCAGACAAGGATGCAGATGCTGCTAGACTATATGACCTTGCCGCAGAGGCAGCCGAGGCTCAACTTATCCCTCAAGAAGCACCTGCTGCAGGTCGGGGAGAGATAGGCTCAAGGACAGAAGGACTACCCAGATACAACATTCCTGAGCTTCCAGTGTAAGGAGTTTATTATGCCAATAGAACCGATTAAACCTGAACTGCCAAGAGTTAGCCTAGCAGAGGAGAAAAAGCCAGAAGCTAGACCAAAGATGCCTCCTCCCCCTAAGCCTCCTGAATACTACCCTGGTTACAGGGCTGAGGCGGAGGCTGTTACTAAGAATATCTATCAGGCAAATAAGAGGATTAGAGAAGCTGCCGAGGCTCTGACCAAGGTTCAGCAGCGTGGAGTAGCACATCCTCTTAAGAGTATCGGTAGAGGTATCCTGGTCGGGCTATTTCCTCCAGCAGGGCTAACTGCCGAACTTAATCGCCCGTATTCTCAGGAGGACTACGATGCCGCTCTGGCAGAGGCGCAGGCGGAACTTGATGCGGCTACTATTGAGCTTCGTTCTACTGAATGGAGATTACAGGTTCTCCACACTCTTCCAGCTTTCCTATCCAGCAGGGCACATACTATCAGAGGTATTGATGACATAGTTTCTCTGATGCCTAATGAGACTATGTCCGACACTGACCGTACCTGGTTGCAACATACTTTCAAACGACTTGAGCATTTGAACAATATTCTGCCTGATGACTTTGAAGGTACGGTTGATGAGGCTCAGAGCAAGATTGTAGAGTCTGTGTTGTCTGAGCCTAAACTCGCTTTGCGGGCAGTTCATAATCTTACTGTTGATGAGCTAGAACGCTCTTTTCAGCCTCTCGCTGTTGAGCTTCCTGAAGGATTATCTCCAGAAGATGTTCGGGGTCTAATGAGTAAAATGGAGTTGGAGGATGAGGAGGCTGAAAAGGAACTTGAGGCTTATCTCCTAGAGCAAGCTAACCTATGGGCGAAGGAAACAGACCGTATAAATCTTCTCCGTGCTGGTCTGTTACAGGCTGAATCTCCTGAGCTTACTCCTCTCGAGTTTGCTAAACTAATGTTCGTTCAGCCTCTCATGGGAGGTATTCAACTCCTGGATAAGTACTTTGATATGCTACCTAGACCTCTAGCCTCTGCTGCCATTATCGGAGTCCATCGGCTATTCAAGACTCCTGACGATACTCTAGCTGGCAGAATGGAGCAAATATATCAGTACTACCGAAACAACGGTGAGTCCTCTTGGGCTGCCTATGCTAAGGCTATAAATGAAGTTGATATGCCCTGGTGGCTGAGAATGGGGATTGAGACTAGCTTTGACCCAACTTCCTATATAGGTCTAGGCGTGGCTACTGCTGCTGCTAACAAAACTGGCTCAATTCTTACCCGAATAGGTTTGAGAAACATTGGTAGCAGAATCGGTCCTTTCATAGGTAGCCTTGAGAATGGCTTTATCCGAGGCTCTGATGCAATCTTTAAGGCTGGAGTGGAAGTTGTTCTATCTCCTATCAAGGGCAGCTTCTGGCTTGCAGGTGCAGGGTATCGGATTCCGAAAACTCTGACAATGATGTCCAGAAACTTTGCTCGCCATACTAGCATGAACTTTAAGGCTATACTGGAAAGGCTACATCCAGAAGTCAGAAACATGGCAGGAATGACTGCAAAGGACATCCGTGAGGCAGCCGAGGCTTGTATTGAGGCTGCTCTGACCAGACCTGGCGAAGGCTTCGATGACATGGTTAGAGTGGGAACTCAGCTTCTGGAGTTTGAGTATCTTGATGACGCAGCAGTAAGGAAGTTGCTTAAAGGTTTCATTGAGGAAGGCTTCGATATTGATACTATACGACTAGCCAGAGTTAATGACGAGGTCCTGAATATGTTCTCTGGTCAGAGTCCTAAGACTACAGCAGGCAATATTCTCTCCAAACTCGGTCTTGAGCAAACAGAGGATTCTGTCACTAAGGTAGTAACAAGACTGGCGACTCTGAAAGATGACATTGTAGACACTGCAATGAGAGTGTTTAAGTATGATAGCCCTAACAGGCAACTTATCGGTATGTTTGACAACTTGGCAGAAAAGCGGTATAACAACCTCAGAAATCCTATATCTGTTCATGCTACTCAGGCAGGTCAGACTGTCTCATGGGTTAGCCGAGTAACAGACAGAATGCTATATGCCTCTCATCTAGTAAACCTTGAGCGCAAGGTCATAATGCCCTTCGCTCGGTGGAATCTGCTCTTTGCAAACTTCGGTCCTTTCAACTTCCTTGAGAATATGCAGCGGAGTTTTCTCGGCGGAGCAGAAATAATGTATCCGAAGTCCTATGGTGGAGTAGCTGAGACCAACCGTCTGTTCCGAGGTCTCAAAAACGCTCCTTATGAACTGCAAATGCTGGAGCGAGGACAGCAACGACTTGAAATGGCTTTGATAGACCCGAAAACTGGCAGCACATCTGCCTTCCGAGGAGGCAAAATCCCATTTGTTACTAAGGGAGTGAAGTTTAGAGGCAAGGACATCGGTAAAACTATCAATATCCGAGGCGTTGATTATAAGATAACTGACTTCCAGTCTTACAATGATATGTGGGAGGCATTGACTGGTATCCAGCGAGCCTATGACTATCAGGTTCAATACATGAAGGCTCTGCCCGAAGTAGCTCCAGATGAAATGAAACAGATTACTGAGGCGGTTTTGAAAAGGCGGAATGAACTGGAGCAGATTACTAAGTTCAGCAAGTCTGACATGAGAGACATTGAGAGAGTTATGATTCAGGATGCTACTGTAGGTCCTGAAGCAGTAGCTGCTCATGCTGAGATAGATGCCTTGGAGCTAGAGCGGAGGCAGATTTCAAAAGAACTCGGCAAGACATTTGACAAGTGTACTGATGTTCGTGCTATGACTAAGCAAGGCATCAGGGATGAAGTACTGGACGGCAGTATCTTTTCAGACATAGACGGCAGAATGGCTGCCTGGGTGGAGCGAGAGAGAGAAATGGACCTGGTGTCCTTGACAAAGCAGATTGATGCACTACAGGAAGAAGCAGCCCAGTTTGCCAGAGCATATCAGGGCAAGGCTACTTTACTAGACGACCTGACTCAGGATATTACATTGGGTACACCAGAAATCTTAGGAGCACCTGACTTGCCTTGGCGTAAATCTCCTATAATGTTGGAAGGAGAAAAGGTTGGGGAGTTGTCGTACCATGCTGGTGCTACTCCTGACGAGTTAGTGGTATCTAAAATTGAAGTTAGTAAGCCTGGCATACTTAATCGTAGGTTTATGCAAGATATGGAACTGCTTATTCACAATAGGGCAAAAGAAGAAGGAGCGTCTACGATAAAAATTATGTCTAGGAAGGGTCATGAACTTATGTATTCTGGGTCTGGTTATAAAGAGGTAACTAGGGGAATGTATGTCAAAGATGTTATGCAACCTTCCTCTCATGCTCCTCAAAACCTCGATGAGTTCCTTGGCGACATGGAGAACATCTCCGCCATGCAGAATGCCATAGATGAGAGAATCCATGACTACCGCCGACTGGTGGAGTTGCGGTCTCACAAGCTCACTCCTGGGAAGGAAGTGGATGACTTCCATATAGGCTCCAACCGTCTACTCAATGAATTCATGGAGCAGTCGAAAGAGCAGATGGACTCAATAATAGATGAGCTACAGGAGTTCCTGACTAAGCGACCTCAGATTCTCGGTCCTGACGGAAAACCTCTACCAAGGCTGGAACTAACTGAGCCTCAACTTCACGCTGTGGACTCTCTAGCCAACATCTACCGAATGGAGAATGCGAATGTTCTGAGTACTCGCAATCGTCTGGCAGAAATTGAGGCTAAGATTCCTCGAACTCCGCCAAAGAAAAGGAACGCCCGCTTCTGGCAACAGCAACGTGCAGACAAGGCACTTATCTGGGACGAACATACTATAAATGCTAGAAGGCTGAGGAACCTCCGTCTGGATTCTAGCCGACAGTTTCTGGCTGCAGTTGGTAAAACTCCTTATCTGCCTGAAACTCTCATGCCAGTAGCTAAGGAGCTAACTCCATCTCACATTGCCTTCCTATTCGGTGCCTCAGGTGATGATGCTTATAGAGGTCTAACCAGAATATCTCACCATACTACTGTTCGTCCTCGGGAGGATTTCATTGACTATGTGAAGAATCAGGCAAATGCTTATGCTAATAAGTTCCAAACGACTGCTGCCGACCTTGGCTTTACTGACGAGGCTATCGGAGAAGTATATGACCAGATGTGGAGGAATCTCGGCATAGAGCCTTCAATGCTGACTCCTGACTCTCCCACTATGATGCAGATGGAGGAGATTAGGCAGGAGCTAATTAGGCTTCATGCGGCAGTCAAGATGGATGAGACTGACATAGCTAGGTGGAGAGGTTATGTTAATGGAGTAGCAGATGATGTGAGGAAGATGCCGATGTATAAAGGAGTTGCTATTAAGTCTCCTGAGGAAGCTGTGAAGAGCGGGTATCTTGTCAGGGGAGGAGCCGAGCGACCAGTGTATAGCGAGGCTGGTGGTACTTGGTTTACTGAGAGTGTAGAGTATGCCAGAACCTACGGTAAGGAGTTGTCTTTTGCTAGTAAGCCTAAGAACCTTAAAGTGTATGACAGTCTAGATGACTTCTTGGATGACTTAGCTACTATTACTAATATAGAAGAACTTAAAACTAGTGAGTTGGTAGCTTTGAAAGGTAGACTTCAGAAAGAGGGCTATGCTGGTATAGAGTATCCTATGAGAGAGTTCGGGGTTAATGAAGTATGGTTGTTTGAGAGACCTCAGCTTAGGAAGCTAGAGGAGTTAGCAGTTCCTGAGGTAACTTCTAAATGGTGGAATAAAAAGGAGTCTGCTATGGCTCAGGCTCGTTCTCAGCATGAACTTGCCTATCCCACCTACGATGATGCCAATATTATAGACGAGACAATGCGGAGTATCTTCCCCTTCTGGACTTACGAAGCTTTTAGGTGGAAATGGATTCCTCGTACCTGGATGCGTACTCCAGGAACAATGACTGGTCTAGCTCGGTACATGGACTATACAGATGGAGGCTATATTCCTGTCCCTGGTACTGACCTTCAGCTAAATCCTCTCCGAGGTTCAATCTGGATGGGCGGTCTGAGGCGGTTCTACCTCCGAGACTTTCCCGAATACTACGATGCCTTCCCTGGGATGGAGTTCATAGACTATATCGGCAGAGCAGGCTTCTATCCAGGCATCCACATCATGGGACCTATTGTAGGCTTTGGTTATGCAGCCGAGGGTAAACCTGAACTTGGTGAAGTAGCTCCCGCCTGGGTGAAAACTGGTCTTTCTGCCCTCCGTGCCTTATCTCCTGAGCATCTCGGAAAGGTTATTGACATAGTCTATCCTGACCGTTTCCGTGACTTCCAGACAATGCTGACCCTTGGTGAGGAAGGCTATGATGCAGATGAAATCTGGAGGAAGAAGAAACAGAACATTAAACTTACCGAGGAGGAAGAAAAAATATGGCTCAGGGCAGAGGCAAGAGCTAACGGTCTGAAAGGTATCCTGATGGAGCAGTCTGGACTCTTCCGAATCCGTCCTGCTGAGTACGAGGAAGTCCGCCGAGAAATGCGCCTAGCGATTGAGGAAGCTACAGGTGTGCCAGTCCGTGTGCAGGAACAAATTGACCGCTTGTATCCTACTACTGGCAAACGCTTCTCTGACTACTACAAGCTGGATGTACTACAGCAGAAGCTCCTGTACGAGTTTGAATCCTACCGCCGATGGCAGGGGATTACCACTCCGCTATATCCTTCCTCCTGGCAGGCTCTGGAGATTAAAATCCGTGATTACTATGAGACTCTGGAAAAGAACTTCAATCAGGCTCGGCGTGAGGGAATATACGAAGATGGCGAACTAGTCCGTCCTTCCATAGTAGACCTCAACCGCCAACTTGTTTCTGGTGAAATAGGTCCTGACCAGTGGCGGGCTATGAGGTCTGATATACAATCTAAACTAGCCGAGGTAGCCCGAGTTCTCGGTGAGACTCCTGCATACAAGGATGTACCGAAGACTCTGGAAGAACGGGAAGCCTGGCTGAGGGAAAAGGGTATTCCACTCCCGACTTACGGTCCTGACCAGGAACTGCTCTGGTACTACTACGAACTGGAACCTGAGTACAAGTACAACTGGGACAGCCAGAGAATGGAGCTTGACTTTGACACTTACTACTCTAAGATTGACATTTTGCTTGACTCTCTAAACGAGGCTCAGAGACAGCGGTTAATAGACAGGATTCAACTCGACTGGACTCCTATGGAACGACTCTACTGGTCGGTTAGCCGAGAATACTTCCGCCCGTACAGGAATGTCAGGAGTGTAGTGCTTAACCAGTATACTGACGAACAACGCCAGCAGATACGGCGGTTTGAAGTTGCACGGGGAGCAGAGCGTGAAGAGCTAAAGCAACTAATAGGACCTGACGGTAAGAAGTTAATCTCAGGATTCAATGAGAGAGTCCGAGAAGCTCGCCAACGACTCCGCTACTTAGACCCCGACCTGGATGCGTGGTCGTACTTCTTCGGCAACACTGACACGTTTATAACTGGAGCCGCTAAGGAGAAATATGAGCAACTTAAGAAACGCTACCTAACTGAAGATATGATTGAGTAGGTATAATAATATACAATTATTTTATTATACTTGACAAGCCGCCATAAATATGGTATACTATACTATGAGGGGGTAAAGCAAATGGTAGAACCTAATGAACCAAAAGGTGCTCCGAAGCAGCCTGAGCCGACTCCGCAGCCTACTCCTTCCACTCCTCCAGAGCCTGCTGCAACGACTCCGCCAACCTCTGGTCCTGAACCGAAGGTTGAAGTCAAAGACGGCGTTGTTCTGGTGGACGGAAAGAAGTATGTGAAGGAATCGGACTTGATAGCTGCTAAGGAGAGTTTGCAGGGGCAACTGGAGGCTGCGCAGCAGACACATAATGAAACAGTTGACAAGCTCAACCTTCAGGTGTCTGAAGCACAACAGGAAGTTGCCAAGGCAAACGCTGCATTGGAAGAAGCAAAGAAAGCCCATGAAGTGGGTGCTACTTCTGAAGAAGAGGTAGCGAGAATCAAGCAGGAGGCAGAAGCCGCTAAGACCTCTCTCGAGACCGCTAATACTTCTGCTCTGGACTACCGTAGGAAATACATCATGGTAGCCTACAATATTCCGCCAGACTCCGAGACTGGTCAAAAGCTACTTGAGAAAGATATGTCTCAGCTTGAGTCTTTTGAAGAGGCTTTGAAAGCCTTAGCAACTAGCCGAGGCGGACCTGGTAACTATGTTGTAGGAGGAGCTTCTGGTGGAGCAGGTCCTGTTTCAGAAATGGACAGGGCTAAGGCTCTTATTGCTGCTACTCCTATACGAGGAACTAGAAATGAACCGCCTAATAAAGGACAATAACTTTGAAAGGAGTAAGCTATTATGGCTGATTCAGGTGGACACTGGAAGACACTCGCAGAAGCTCAAAAACTTACTCAGTCTCTAAAAATTCCTGGCGTTTTTGAAGAGGACATCAAGAGGAATAATCCTGTTGAGAGAATCACAGTTGGTCAGGCTGCGGGGACTGGTTTGAAGATTGAGTGGCTGAGGGAGAAAACAACTACCGAGGATGCCGTTATCGAGACAGGCATTGGAGACCAGCTGTCCTGGTCAGATGATGTCGAGTACGAGGAGAAAGAAATGACTCTTCGCCGCATCTACATCCAGCGTAAACTCGACCACTATGTTGAAGGTATTTATAGTACCTACAACAACTACGAGGCTCGAGTCCTGCTGGAGTCCGAAAAGGGTCTCAAGCGCAAACTCGGTGCAAGGCTTATCTATGCGGATACTACCTATGGAGGCACTCCTACCCAGTTTGACGGGTATCATGCCCTGGCGGCAGAACATGGTGCGCCTTATACTGCTGGCAGTTCTAACGATGCCAAGAACATTGATGGTGGTGAGGCAGGGCTGTCTCTCGGTCTGCTCCGTGTACTAATAGATGAGATGAAACACGGAGTGGATGAAATCCTAGCACCTTACGAGATTATCCGTAGAATGGATGCAGCCTATCAGGAAAAGGGATTTGCTGGTCTAGCTTATAACTCCGCTGGCAATCTCGGTTTCCTGACCATGGGCTACAACGACATCGGCAAGAGGGTGCTGTTCTGGGATGGAGTCCCCATTGTCAGAACTGACTATCTGGTGAAGGAAGAAGCTAACACTGGTACTGGCTCAAGTTCAGATGCAAGAGCACTATACTCCAGTGATGCACAATATTCTATCTTTGCCGTCAAGTATGGTCAGATGATGCTTGGAGAGCAAAACCCTGGTTTGCAGTTTGCTTATGGCGGAACTGAAGGACAGGGCGACCTCTACAAGCTAGTCCGCTTTCCTGAACTGGAAGACTACGATGCAGGCGGCATCAGGCTTGTTACTTACGGAGCGGTACTACTCGGCTCTAGCCTCTGTCTTGGTAGGATATTCGACATAGAAGATGTGGCTATTACAGTATAGCCTGAGCAGGTCTGGGTGAGCCTGACTTAATTAAGAAATCACCCAAATGGACACTGACTCTATAAAATTGGAGGTAAAAACAAGTGACTATATATATTAACCAGAACGTACGACTTTACAATGGAAGGGGAATCATGCTTCCTCCGTACGTTAGCGGGCAAGAGGGCTACGGAAAACTTACCCATCCTGATATATCTGTAGCTGACTCATCCCAGAAGTACCCTCTGGGGACAAAGTTCATTGACGGCGACAAGATATACAAGTATGCTGCCTTCAAGGCAACGGTCAACCAAGACCTGGGTGCTAAGAACGGTCAGCCTCAGGCAGTAGCCTATGCGACTATTGCAGCTAATACTGTCCAGTATGCTACATCGGTGGTAGTAGATGTTGCAAGCTCTGACGGCGTGTCAGGCGATGGTGAAATCGCAGAGAATTTCTTGGCAGGAGGCGAAATCTTAATCTTCGATGCAAGTGCCTCTACAGGCTCAATCCGCAGAACCATCGTGTCCAATACTGCTGTTGACAGCGGCGGAGGTGAAATGACTGTTACGGTTCTTGACCCTATTCCTGTGGCTCTGGTTGCGGACACTGACCATGCTGAACTTATGGCGAGTCCCTATAGTTATGTCAATACTGCCAACGAGAAGCCTGTGGTAGGTCTCCCGTTACTGGCATATACTGATGGTCAGTATGGTTGGCTTCAAACCTGGGGACCTGCCTGGATTGCTCCTCAAGCTGAAGTTGGTGTAGGTAGCAATAATGCTATCTGCATCTTCCGTCATGATGGGAGTATTGACGAGCTTGACTACTCCGACTCCTACAACAGCCAAGGTCAGATTGCTGGCTATGTCATGTCTGTTCCTCAGGCAGGTCATGGCTCTCAGGCTGCTCCGTTTATCTTCCTGATGGTGAGTAGCTAAAGGGAGGAAACTATGACAAGCAAATATAGTAAATGCCCTAATAAGTCTTGCCCAGTAAATTTCCAAATCCACTCTGGAGACGTGAAAAGATGTCCTAAATGTGGGACTAAACTTGTCTCTCTCAAGGAGAAGGATACGGAATAGTCTTAGGGAGAGAGGGAGGGGCATGAATCTCCTCCCTCTCGATTAGGAGGTTGTTATGGCTACAAAAGGAGTACCAAGAAGAGATGGTTCTGGCAGAGGAGTCAGGGCTAACCGAGGACGGGGAGGTTGTAAAACTACTCGAAGTACTGGAAGAGGGAGGAACCGCTGATGCCACTCGCTGTAGATAACTTAAACGAAAACTCCACTATGGAGCAAATCCGAGAAGCCATTTCTGCAACTATAAAATACCTGATGGAGAACGAGGGGAAGACACAGGAACAGGCAGCTGGTCAGGCATACGCAATGGCTAGGGAGAAAACAGGAAAAGAGTTAAACTTCGGCAAATAGATAAAATAGTCAGATACCAAAAAAGGAGGTATTAAATGACTAAGATAGCATTAACTCCGAGAAAGTTTATCGGAGCTTCAACTGACACAAAACCTACTGGGGCGGAAGTCCCTATAGGTTCCACTTTCTTTGAATACGACACTCACTGTATGTATATCACTTATGACTCTACCAACTGGGTATTCAAAGAACTATCACTGGTTCTGAAAGAAGTAGCTGTTGAAAAGGCTATTGCAGCAGCAGGCAACTATGCCGCAGAGGACGTAATCAGTGAAAGTGCATCTGCAGGTACAGCATGGACTTTCGCTGGACTGGGCAGAGCTAACGGAGCCTATGGATATATAACAAAGGCGAAGATTGAGTGGGAGACTACAGCCTTAACTCCTCGCTTAACTCTGTATCTGTTCAATGCAGCACCTACGACTGAGCTTGATGACAACAAGGCTAATGCTGCCCCTGCATGGGCTGACAGGACTCAGTATGTGGGCAAGATTGACTTTCCTGCACTAGAGGACCTCGGTGGAGTCTCTGAGGCAGTAGTCACTCCGAGTACTACTGGGAATCTTCCTTTAGCCTTCAAGTGTGCCTCTGATGCTGACGACCTTATCGGTATCCTTGTAACTAGGGATGCTATAACTGGTGAGGCGGCAGGTGAGAGTATTAGAATCACTCTGACTGTTGAGCAGTTGTAAGGAGAACACGATGCGAGGTAGTGTAGCTCTAAGATACCCAAGAAATTCAGATAGGTTATTGTGGACTCCTACTGCAGGTGACGGCTGTGTTCTATGGCTTCCTATGCAGGACGACCCTCAGAGTGCAACTGTAAGAGATAGGTCAGGTCAAGGCAACAATGGTACAATAACTGGGGCTACATGGACTGTGCTCCCTAGTGGGCTTTGGTGTCTGGGCTTTGACGGTACAGATGATTATGTTGATTGTGGGAGTGATGCGAGCCTAAACATTACAGATAAAATAACCGTCCTTTGCTGGTTCTACCTGGACAATTGGACACACTATCGTAACATAATTACAAAAAGAGACTTGGCGGGAGACAACGGCGGTTACTTTATACAGACAGCAGGACCAGAAGATACGAACAAACTTCAATGGGGTGTCAGAGTAGGTGCGAGTTCAAAAGTTGTAACCTCAACCAATGCTATATCAGGCACAACCTGGGTTCTCTTGGCAGGAGTTTATGACCGTGTGAATGTTAATCTTTATGTAAATGCAGCAGTGGCAGCAACTCCTCGGGCTGAAACAGGAGCAATAGATACAGATTCTACAAGCCTGAAAATTAGTAATACAGGAGACCTTACTTTGCCTTCTGGTTGTAGAGTGGCTCTCCCCAGAGTCTACAACAGGGCTTTGAGTGCCCTAGAGATACTAGGTCACTACAACCGAGAACGACATCTATTTGGAGTATAATATGACTGACAAAAGAGACTTCAGAATAAGAATGGACATTTGCCTACCATATACTGCCGAGAACTATGTAGACCAGATTAGGGACGCCTTGACTCCATTTCTGCAACATAGCGTTGTAATCAACGAGGGAGCAGACAATGAGGAGAGAGGCTATATAGATACAGAACGGTGCGGGCATAGAATGGGAAAGCCCTGTACCAGACTTGCTCGGTGGGAAGCAGGCAGAGGTAGAGTATTCCCATGACTTATAGAAGATTAAGTAGTAAAGGAGCTATCTAATGGCTCGGTCAGTATCCGACACTCTCAAAGCTGCCCAGTCTGCATCTAGCCGAACTCCATACATCCACATGGTCTTTACTAGCTATGATGCAGGCACAACCTATGACCTCAGCACTGACAGCGCAGCATACGGTAATAGGATTCTGCTCATTGACCACGCAGAAGAGGCGTACAATGACTATGCAGTTGTTTACTTGAGAGACTATGACCGTTCACTCCCAAATCTACTAGGCTACTGGACAGAAATCGGGTATGGTGATGTTACTGGTGAAGGAAATGAGTATGCTGCTACTCCTCGCCTCTGGGTCAAACACCAGCAGCACATAAGTGCAGCAGGCAAACTACTCGTAATCCTCGAGCTTGAAGGTATGTGGGCTAAGTTGAGAGAGACTAAGCTCCGAATGGGTAGCCCTCCATACTACATAGCTACAACTGATGCTGGTGACTTTGGAGCAGCTAAAACTGTCTATGGCATACTCGAGTACATCATCGAGAATGAGATAGACCCTGCTATGTCTCTAGATGCTCTGGGTGAAGATGACGGAATTATTAACTCTCTAAAACCTGCTTTTGAAGTCAATAATGCCCAGCCTTTCGAGGATGCGGGGCAGGTCATATACCGCCTAATGAAGATGACTAAGAGCTTCCTCCGTCCGCAGAGCGGTATGGCATGGAAGGTTAAATATCCTCAGGACTCTGACTCTAATGACTTGACCTACTACTCTAATCAGGCTCCTTATTTTTATCAGTACACTGAGCGTAAGAATTTACTCATCCCGAACAGAATCTATATCTTTGCTAATGCAGGCTCTGACAATCTCTGGACTGATATTATAACTGGTCAAGCAGACGATACTGATAGCCAAAATGTCTACGGGGTAGTACCTGAGATTATCCTAGCTCCTGAGATTGACAATCAGGCAGATGCGGATGCTAGAGCAACGGCTATACTGCAGAGATGGAGAGCAGAATGGGTAGGCGGGAGACTAATAATTCCTCATGACTGCCAGATGGAACTGTATGACCGACTAGGAATTGTAGATGTAAGGGGAGAATAATGCCTGATAATGAGACTTTGCATCCGAACGGTGATGGAGTATATACTGGACTTAAAATGTCTCCTGATAGCCCTGCGACCCACTATGACAAGGTGCTGACGTCTGGCGACAGCAAGTACGTGTATAACGATGTTGCCCATGACTATAAGGATACGTATACTTTTGCTAAGCCCACTGTACGAGATTATGCAATATCTCAGTTAGATGTTCACATGAGGAAGGCTGCTTCTAACTATTCTGTTTGGTACAAGATTATATTCCGCACGAATGATACAGAATATACGGGACCTCAGACCACTTTTGTGGCTTCTGGTTTTGAGTGGAAATCTGTAGAGTTTCCGACTAACCCAGTAACAGGAGACGCATGGACTCTGGATGAACTTGACGTCTTAGAAGCAGGACTTCATATATACGACTCTGGTATGCCTTCTGGGGGCTATATAGACGTCTTCGAGTTGGTTGTACACTGGGGGGCAGTTTCTCCAAGGCTTCCTTCCTGGGACTTGTCTCGAGTAACTGGTATCCGCCATATCTACCGACCTGGCAGCTATCGCCTTGAGGCGACTCTGGGTGATGTGTCTACTTCCATAGAACTTCCCCAACGAGACATCAGAATTCCTTCAGTTGTCCCTACCAAGGAGATAAAACCTGAGAAGCCTGAAAAGGTTGCTCCGTTGAAAGTGCCTGAGAAAACCGTCCCTGAGCTTCTTGAGGCTCTGAGGGAGGAAGGCGCATCTGCTGACATAACTGCTCCTGAGCTACTCCCTACCAGACCAGGCATCCTTGAACAGTTCAAACCTATATCTCGGGAAGACTTAGAGAAACTTGGCATAATCACAGGTCGTGAGGCTCCTTCAGAACCTAGCCTCTGGCAGCGATTAACTCCCTGGAAAGAGGAGAGAGGAGAAACATTCGGTACTGCTTTTACTTCTACCTTCCGCCGAGGATTCGGGGAGGTAGCTAAACTGGGAGAGTTCTACAAAAAGTTCTTCGGAGGTCTATTCGGATGAAGGACAAGACAGGTAGACCAGTTTACACCCCTGTGTCTCAAAGGAGTTACCATGACTTAGAGAAACGGGCACCGATGATGCCTCCAGATGTAGTTTCTTATATCTACTCTGGTCAGTTCCGTGTGTCCTCCAAGTCAGCATCCTTTACACTCAGTGGAGAAATGGTCATACTGGTGGATGCTAGTGCCTGTGACATAACTTTAACTCTACCATCCGCTGCTGACTATCTCCACAAAGTATATACTATCAAAAAGGTGGATAGCTCAGGACATAGCATCACTATCGAAGGTGACGAGGATACTGAAACAATAGACGGGGAGGAGTCGATTACTCTTAGCCTACAGTACCAGTACATTACAATTATCTGTGACGGACTGGACTGGCATATTATAGGAGGTGAATATGTGAAGATGGAGAATCTGCTAGAACAGCAACTCGATTTACTTGAACAGATTAGGAAAAATACTAAGAACACAGTTTCCCAGTTGGAGACAGCTTCAGACGAGGAAATTGAGGAAGGAGAAGACTAATGGAACTTTGGGGATGGGGTAAGAAAAATACAGCAGATGTAACTGCCAAAGGACAGCTTAAAACATTCGCTGCTATACACCATGAAGACCACGAAGCAGCAGTTGATGGAGATGCTTATGTTCTGGACATAGATGCAGTAGCTGTAAACGGCGCAGAACATCTGTGTGTTATCAAGAACGGGCACAGCAGCAAGAAGATAATAATCACTTCCGTACTTCTCTGGGTAGCAACCTATAAGGATACTACTTTCCTTGAGTGCCTCCTGAACGAAACATTCACTTATGCTGCTGGCGGTACTGCAGTGACTCCTGCCAACATGATTTCAGGCAAGATAAATGGTGCGGAGGGTGAGTTCTACACAATAGCTGCTGCTGGAACTGACATCACTACCTTCGGCGGGACTTCTGTCTTCGGTGGCAGGTGCATATTCACTACTACTCCATACAAGTGGACAAAGGAAAGTGGCTGGATTGTTCCGCCTGGGCAGGTGTGGTCACTCTACAACAACGGTAATGATAATACTTACTCTGGCTATGTCTCTTTCTACTACCACGATTAGGAGCTAACTCATGTGGATGTTCCATATAGCAGGGTCACTGAATAAAGTTATTGAGCAATTCCGCACTCCCTGGGGCTATGCTTTGTCTGTACTTACATATAAGGAAAAGCACGGGCAATGGAAGGCTGTGAGTTGGAGTTCAGAACAGGTAGCCAAAACTGCCATAGCCACTCCTGTCGATGGAGGCTCTATTGAACTAACGGATATGCTCATTACCTGCAGTAAGGCGAGTGGTGGGACAGTAACTCTGTCCTTCGAGGATGGCACTCATACGGAGACTCTCATCACTGTTATCCTCACCAACGAGGCTGTCCGTATAGCCCACTCGATAAGAGGCAGGATGAAAGGCTGGAGGGATGCGGTGTTGTACTATACAGTAGCAGGAGCCAACTCAACGGGTGCTATGACTATCGGCTATATTAAGAATACGAAGCCTGAGTCCAGACCTTACGATGTCTGGAACTCAGAGCGATAGGGAGGAAGTATGGCTAAAACTCGATTACAAATGAGAGCAGATTTACGGTTGGACTTGAAGGACTCAGGAGCCTTATGGTCTGATGCTGAACTTAATCGCTGTGTGGAGAGAGCAGTGGCGGACTTCAGCCGCTTCCTCCCTCGGGAGAGATTTTACGAGGAAGTGCTCAACTTCACTGTAACAGATGAGTCAGTTACAATGCCTAAGGATACTGATGATGATGCAGTTGTAGATGCAGAGGATTTGTCATCTGCGGAGGCAGGAGATACAGCTACCATTGATGGTCAGCCTGATGTGCCCAGACCTTTGACTGTCACTCTCACCGATGCAGATGACAGCGTTACTGGTCTGACAATAACCATATCTGGCATTGACAAGGACGGCATTGCGCTTGATGAGACTTTCCATTACAGTACAGGAGATACTAAAGTCATTGTCGGGAAGCTATACTTCAAGGCAGTATACGCCGTCACAATAGACCAGATTGCTGGTGCAGCAGCCTCTGACACTCTCGATGTAGGCTATGGTGCTTATACTGATGTCTGGGTTGACCTTGACTATAAGCCTATCAAATGGGGAAGTGAGACTAGCGTGACTGATGGTGACTCTAATACTATTGTTAGAGATACCGACTTTTACATTGACTACGCTAAGGGCAGAATTAAGGCTATCTCTGGTGGAGACATAGTTGCCGAGGACACAGTCACTATCAGCTACACGAAGAATCAGACTGAGATAGACCTCAGTGGACTGGCTGACTTTATCCGAGTACATCGGGTAGAGTATCCTGTGGGCAACATTCCTCAGACATTCTGTCAAACTGAACTTTTCGGCAGGTTTCTGGCAATTACTGGCTTGGGAGAGTCTGATGAGCAACAGAGCCTCCAGAGCGGCAAACAGGTCAAAATTCAGTATGATGCCTTCCACCAGCCTCCCAATGACTATGCCCCTGGCACTATCCCTGAGTTTCTTGAGAACACAGTTATTCAGGCTGCGGCTGCCTATGCTCTTTTCATCTATGCCCTTAAGCATGAACATCAGGCTTTGACTGACTTAACATCTGCCCGTACTGCAATAGCAGCAGCGGATTCTGACCAGACTCAGCTTGGTACTGCCCTGACCAACATCAAGAAGTATCTGGACAATAACTCTGACGCAGACGCAGCAGGGATATTGCAGGATATTACTGATGAAGTAGATAATCTCCGTACTGCTATAACCACTGCCCTTGATGCTGCTAATACTTATCTGGATGGTGTAGCTACTGACCTGACCAATGCAGACACAGTCCGAGACAGCTATATAAATACTACTGACTACGTGGATGGCGGAACTGAGCCTGACATTAAAACCTACCTAGAATCTGGTGATGCTCTGCTTAACAAGGTAGCTACTGGTGGTGAGGATGAACGAACACCAGAAGTCTACGCAACCTTCGCTCAGGTTGTGAAGAATGCCCTGGTAGCAGCCTTTGAGCAGGACAGGAGATTCTACCAGCAGGATGCTACCGCACGAACTAACGCAGCACTCGGCTATGTGCAGGAGGCAGCGCAGCGACTGGCAGATGTCCGCTCTTACATAGAGCAGTCAAATGGCTATACTGCCATAGCCTCACTATTTGCCAGAGAGGCTGAAGTTCGGGTTGCTACGATTGAGTCTTATCTCCGAGAAGCTGCCCACTCTATCGAAGCTGCAAATGTTGACCTTGTGATGTCTGACAGATTCAGGACTGAGGCTCTCGAAAGACGGAATGAAGTCTGGGGTATATGGAAGGATAGGAAGGAGTACATTGGTGACTTCGCTTCCTCTGCCATGCTTCAGATGAGAACGGGGGAGAGATGAACTGGAAGAAGTGGCTAAAGTATAACCCGTATAAGAAGCTCTGGAGCTTGATAGGGGGTCGCCCCTGGACTTATATTAGCCGAGACTTCTACCATAGGGTAGAATATGTAGTTATAGTAGGATTCACCGCTCTCGGCTATTACCTGCACACCTGGGTATCTCATAAGGATTTCTGGATAGGAATAGGAATCCTGACTGTAGGCTTTATTCTAGGTCACATCTTCTGGGGCAGAAAATGGATTCCTGGACAGGAGGGGAAATAACCTGCAAAGTGGCGGGGATAAATAAGACCTGCCATTGGCAGGACCTCCTCCTTTTTATTGAGGGGGAGTAGGAGGTCGGCTCTTCTACTCTCCCTCGATTTATTTTGCCTAGCACTTACGATTGTGCATCCTTGGGCGGGTGAAGTTAATTTCCATCTTTCTCATGACTGCACCTTGTATGTCGATTCCGAGTCCACCGCATAGGTCAAGGGTACGAATAATGATATCTGCAAGTTCCTCTCCAAGGTTGGCTCTATTGTCATCTCTGTAAGCCTCCATAGCCTCAGCAACTTCGGTGACTATGAGCATTAACTTCTCAGGTATAAGGTACTCAGCCATGCTAAAGCCTTGATATTGTCTCCATCTAGTGAATTGGATTCCTAACTCTGTCAGGTCTTGGCGTTTGAGAACCTCTCTAATCTCATGAGTAATATACTCTCTATCCATCTTACTACTCCCATCGGAAGGTGGTCTTAATCTCGAAAGGTATCCTGTACCCTGGGATATTCTCTAGCTCTTCCTTCGGTATCTGTTTCTCTACATCCCCATCCCAAGTAATCGAGTCATGCACAGTGATAACCATTAGAGGAGGTCCTAGCCTTCTATGACTGCACAGAATAATGGCTCTCTTGATAACCTCCCCATCTGACCCTAGGATAGGATAATTAACTGCCTTCCTCTTCATCCCGTCCTCGCTCTCCTCAGGTAACTTTATCTGCCTCCCAAACAAGGTTGGTAGGCTCCAGCCAGTCCTCAGCCCTTCTCTCTGTGCATATATAATCCAGTCCGCCGCTCCTGGGTATGCTCTGAACCAACTCTCCAGCATTGACTCGCACATTCTTCTATCCCTAGTCTTCAACTGCTCCATCAGGGTCTGCGCAGTAGCTCCGTAAATAACTGCATAGTTACATACCTTAGCCAGCTTTCTTGTAGTGCGCATTAGCTCTGCAGTTCTCTGGTGAATATCGTTTAACTTGGGGTCAGGATTATATAGAACTTCCAACATATCTCTATCCTGACTCATGTGCGCAAGGAAGTACAGGTGTTCTCTGGCATAATCTCCTGTAGTGAATACTCTATTGTCAGGTATCAACATAAACCTTGCTCCAGGGTCACCTGTCTCATCGTCCTTCCCTGGGATATTCTGTATGTTCCTATTGCGACTGCTAAGCCGACCTACTGATGTATCCAAATAGTACTCCGTATAAAACCTATCCTCTCCTGCCAGCGGTTTCAGGTATGTTGACAGGAACTTTGTCTTCTTCCGATAGCCTATCACAGTAGCAGCCATAGGGTCGTCAAGGAATTCTAAATCTCCAGTACGGGTTCTTAGCTGCCGTTTACTCTTGGTCAGCTTAAGGAAATTCCCTCTCTTTGCAAGGATGTAGCCTACCTGCTGAGGGCTTCCTGGATTAGTAACTCCATACGACTTAATCATCCTGTCATAAAATTCTATCTCTTTGGTGTATCTGTCCTCGAGGTCCTGCCTAGCCTCTTGGTCTATTGCAATTCCGTGCATGGAAATGTCGAGGAGTATAGGTATAACTTCCATTTCAACTTTAAAGTACTCCCCGAACCTTTGCCGAATCTTTTCTGCCCATTCCATGTATAGCCTGTATGTAGCCTTAGTGTCTAGCTGGCAGTGGTTAGCCAGTAGCATCGGGTCTTTCCTTACTAGCTCTAGATTATCTCTGCACCCGTGCCTCTTAAGGATGTCTCCCATAGGCTCGGTGTGCATACCGAACTCATAGCCCAAGGTTGACAGAGAGGTTTCCTGATAGCCTAGCAATCTAGCAGCCACGTTAGTGTCAAAGATGTTAGCTCGGTCAAGTGAGTTGCCAATGATAGGAATCAGCGGGAATACTCCCATATCGAATACCCAGTTGTGGGCTAGTTTGATAATCCTGATGTCAGATATAATCTTCTTCAAGGCTTCTAGCCCCTTAGCTGGAGGTTCTGGTGTCAGGTCAAAGTAGAATGACTCCTCTGGCGAGAAAGCAATTCCTATTCCTAACGGGTGCCTTTCATTAAGGCTGATGGTCTCAATATCTATTGCAACTGCAGCTGGTCTGTGCTGTTCCCAGAACTGCCACCGTTCATCTGCATCTGCATCAGGATAGCCGAAGTAATATACGGACACTACTATCCGCCTCCAAACTTAAAGAATCTGGCCATAAAAAGGTCTTCAACTTCCTCAATCGAAAGCTCAGGCAAGTCAAAGAGGACTCTATCTTCAGGTAGATACCATCCTTCCCCTTTACTGGGCATCAGAGCATGGGCTTCAGTAGCAAGCATAATGTTATCAGCCTTCTTAATCAAGTTCCATTGTACTCCTATACAGCCAAACTTCAGCATGATTCTACCAGTTATGTAATCGTCTATATCCTTGAGGACTTTGATGCTATGCTTAACTGGTCTGCTAATGTCATTAGTATATGCCTCTGCTGCATCGTGGAGTAGGGCAGCAAGGCAAGTTCGGTTTATCACCTCGGTGTCATATATGTATCTGCTCATGTCTCCTTCTACCATATCTACCACATGGATACTATGCTGCCCGACTGAGTAGAACCTGCTACACTGTCCAGTAAATCGGCATAACTGAGACAAAGGTTTGGCGATGTCCTCGATGCAGATGTCCTCGACTTCAATGTGTAGTGGATTTATTCTCTTTCCAGTTACTGTCTCAATCCAGACTTCTTGCTCCATTTTAGCCTCCTTTCCTGAAGAACACTATATCTTCATCATCTACAACTTCCCATCCTCTAGCTCTATATATATGAGTATATACTGACCCAGGAGCCAGCCACTTGAACCACTCGGCAGGGTCTTGACTAAAACCGACTCTTTTACAGGCATCCACTGCTGCCTGAGTCAGTGGAACTCTCTTCCTTTTCTCCATGTGGTCTTTTACTATGATAGTCATACTGCCTCCTAGCTTTAATGAGTCATAACACTTCTGATAAACCTTCTCCATGTTCTGCGCCCACATAAAGTCATTCATTAAACCTATATTCAACGGGCTAGTGAAGGTATACTCTGCCATCTTATAGTCGGTCTTCTCTAACGTGAGCTTGTCTGTCCCTTTTGACTTCATGATGGAGGCGTATGGAGGCGAGAATACAATGTGGTCTGCCCAGTTGGGAATTGGAAGAACCGTCTGCAAAGGGGAGTTAATAATGGATACATGACTGGATGCTCCTGGGGCATATTCCTCAAGCCTTTCTAGTGCTTGTCTTTGCAACTCAGTATATCTCGGGCTTATGTCTATCAGAATTACACTCCTTCCTATCAAAGTAGCCACCATCAGAGTCCCAGTACCTCCGAACGGGTCAAGTAGCGTGTCGCCTGACTCGCTAACATACTCTACAATTGCCTGTATCAGATACACATTAGCCTTAGCCTGGTGTTCGTTTACTTCCTTAGGGAATATCTCTTTTCGGTAGTCTGTGTCAGGAGGAAACAGAATCCATCCTTCCTCATTGCGATTATACTCTGGTGCAAACTCTTTCATTTCTTGTTATCCTTTCCATGCTTGAAACCATGCACAAATGCTTCTATGTAGAAGTACTCCATTAAATGAAGGTATCTGATATTCTCTCCTAGTAAGCTGTTGTCGAGGAGAAGAATAATCTCTCTATTGTAGTTCCAGTGGTTCTCGGCTATTCCTTTTGCTTGCTTCTTAGGCTTTGTCATTTAGTCCTCCTCCATGAATGCCTTTATTATCTCTGCCTGCTTGTTGTATATGTACTGGTTATATGCGGAGGAAATAGTAGTGGGCTTATAGAGCTCTAGCCTCCTCCGCCCTTTAGTGACAGTCATTATCACTTCTACCTCGCAGGACTTAATGGACTCAAAATCATCGTGGAAGGCTTTGATTTCTCCGACTTCACTCATAGCGTCCTCCCTAGTGCGGTTAATATCTTCCTAGCTATAGTATTCCCGATACCTTCACACTCAGCTATTTCACTCACATCTGCCATAGCCAGGTCTAGCAGATTCACATACCTTGCACTTATAGCCCTAGCCTTCTTTTCTCCTATTCCTAACTTGTACGCATCTGACAAGAACATGATTGCCTTCATCAGGCGGAAGTCTTTCTTGTCTTCCTCCGACATATTCTTGTCTTCTCTCACTCGGAACTTAGGCTTAATTACTCGGGTAAGAGTTGTGTGTTCCTCAGGAGGTTTCTGCTCATTCCTATAAATAGCCACCAGCAGGCGGGCGGTGCTAACCCAGTTGGTAGTATAATATGTAGGAATCCCTGCCATAGCAAGCCTATGCTCCCAGGCATACAGGGCAGAATCATTGATAGCAGAAAAGCTATGCCCTCTTTCAATGTACCCGTTAGGCTGAACCTGATAGCAGAACAGCTTATTGCCGAGGTCTCTGACCGACCCTTTAGCTGCTGAGTGGTCTCGGATTTCTATTCCTTTTATAGGCAAAGGAGTGATGATGCCTTCGACTATCTGGAAATTATAGTCTGCATTGTTGTAGTAATCTACTAGCTGGTCTTCCGCCTCGTCAATGTTTCCGACTAGCTCTCCTGCCTGCTTGCGGCTGAACTGCATAGTCTTGCCTTCGTAATTAGCGAAGAAGTAATCCGACCTGTGCACTCTGTTCAGCGGAGAGACAACGGTGGCTACTGACTGGCGGAGAAGCCTTATGATATTCTCAGGTTCATTGTCGTCAACAAGAATCATTTAGCTCTCCTTGTTTTCTTTTGCTCTCTCTACTAAGCCACTGTCCTCCCTTTCCTCAGCTTCATTAACTTCCTTCTCAGGAGCCAAGTCCCTAGCTATTCTTTGCTGGTCTCTCTTATCTCGGCTTCCTCCGTAATCTGATGGAGTGCCAGGGGGCAGGACTACATCAGGAGCCTTCGCAGCAGCAAGTCGTTCAGCGGAGGGTTGATTGTCGCCGAACTCCAGGTTGGTGGACTTAGGCTGAGAATGCTTGTCACTAGCCTCTGCCTCAGCAGCAAGTTCTTCTGCCATCTTTGCAAGAGTGGCTCTGGCAGGGCTAACATCTGGTGCGTTAACTTCGCTCTCCAACTCTGCAATCCTAGCCTTCTGTGCGTTGTAGTCTTCCTCTTTCTTATCCGCCTCGGACTCTGCCTCTGGAGTGGTCTCAGGTATATTTCCTCCGTCTTCGGTAATTTCAACTGCAACTGGGGAATTGTCAGGAACCCACTCAATAGGAATCTCAGTTCCTTTCTTTACAGGATGAGGAACAGACCTGAACATGGGGAAGATAATCTTCTCAGGGTCTTCATTTCTGGTGTAGAACATATACGCCCGTATGTAGGCTGGCAGGATATAGTTAATATCCCTCCGTTCTATGTCCACCGACTTTCCTTCCTGGTTAACTCTCATCTGCTCAAAACCTCCTTTATTATCTCTGGTAATGAGTCGAGTATCACCTCGACTACCCGTTCTGCCATTTCATCCCACTCAGCTACAGCAGACCTAGCATCTCTGTCAATAACACTCTCGAAGTCAATCTCCTGTTGACAATGAGGGCATATCAGGTTGACTGGAATATAGTCTGCCACTGCGTCACTGATTCTGTCCTTAAGACTCTCATACATTCCCATCTGTTCCTCCTTACTTCAACATCATTCCTGCTGGATTATCTTTCCTCGAAATCCACTCGAACTTGACATCTATGTTCTGAGTCATCTGCCATATCTGTTGCGCCAGTTTCCTGAGCCTCTCATTACCTATGTGGTACTGCCGAGTCAGCTGCTTAACTACAACTTCATTATCCGAGCGCACCTTGACAGGAGGCGGCAGCGGTCTGACAGTGCGGTCAGCAGGAGTTCCTACTCCATCTATAAAGTCTTTAGTCTCTGGGTCAAGGTCGCTGTACCTAGCGTCAAGCTCTTTGTTCCACTTGAGGAAGTACTCGTTCAATCCGTAAATGATTGCCGTGTACTCGGCGGACATAGAGGTATGACCTAGCGGCAACTCTTGATACCCGCTTCCTCCTCCGTCAAGTACATAAGCTACCATTCTTGGGTTAGCATCTACATAAAGTATAGGCATATTATTCTCCTCCATTTTGTACTCCTGTTATCAGGTTCCTTAAACTAACAATCCCGTCGAAAGAGGCAGTAATCTCCATTCCGACTGCATCTAGTCCCATGCCTTCAATTCCGCACTTTGTAATCTTAGCAACAGGCTGGCGGACTACTTTTGTCTTACCGTCTGCGCCTACAACGGAGTTTTCCTTGACTCTTGTCCAGACAATCAGGCTGCACTCCTTCTTGGTATGCTTAAAGCCATCTATGACCAGGTTACCTGTCTTGCCCTCTGTCAAGCCTCCCTTTCCGTCAGGAACCATTCCGTACTCATCAGTAGGATAATGGGTGAGGATTAGATTCTTCCTGAATGACTTCCCAGTATCCATCAGGGTTGTCATTCTGTCATTAGGCTGTGCGTACTCTATAGGCTGTAAGCGTTCCCGATACTCATCTTCTGGCATGGGCACATTCTTAGTAGCAGGGTCTTTCTTCCACTTGTATTCCTGAATATCCTGCAACTCCTGCAACCTAGCATTGTGGGCTATGTTCCAGAGCTTAGTGGCAGAGTCAAATACTATAGTAGCGATGTTCTGTTGCCCTACATATACGAAGTCAGTAACGATGGTCTGCCATAGTTCCTTCATCCCTTCCACTCTCTTCGGCTGCTGGAACTTCCGAACTGACGGAGCATTTCCTGTCAATGCTCCTTTCAACTTATCAACTTGCAGTGGCTTTGGGTAAGGCTTAGTAACAATGTCGTACTGAGCAATGTCAATCTTAGTAACATCATCGTCCCTGCCAAGTTGCTTAATCTTCATATCAGGATTCTCCTGCATAAACCTCCATGCTGCTCTTCTAAACCCATCCATATCAAGTTCAAAGTGGAACATAGGTTTCGGGAATGACAGAGCCATTGTAGTTTTACAACTGCCTTCATCCCCGACTATTGCTATTACTCCTATATAATCAAAGTCCATTGTCTGCCCTCCTCAGTGTCTCACATATCAGCTTGTATCGGCAGTTCTTACACTCCCAGTCGTAGCAATGCCCAAACGGAGTAGGCGGTTTGTTCTGCTCTAAAGCACTATCCAGCACTTCCTTATTATGCTTTATAGTGTGCCAGTTATCCTCAATCTCCTCTTCGGTGAAGTAAAATGTGTCGGTATATAGCTGAGGAAATGGAGGCGAGTAGCCTCCCATCATATATAAAACAATCAGGTCGTACTGGTTTGTGTCTCGAATCTTGCATCCCCCCATCATGTATGCCAGCCAGGTGACTGGGATTTCCTCATCAATATAGTGCTTCTTAGCAGACCTCCGTGTAGTTTTGAGCTCTTGGAGTCTCTCGACCTCGCCTCTGGTCATAGTCATATCAGGTCGGTATATAATGCCCTCGAACTCATAGGTCTCAGCGGTTGCATCTTTCGGTGTTAGGACATCTTGCAGTCCATAACCTAAAGCAAACAACATCACTTCCTCATCGGTAGGTTCTATTGCCTGCTTCTGGTCTAGAAATCCTTTGGTTCTGCAGTAGACGTAACTGCTCAGATGGTTTGGCTCTCGGACTTCTTTAATCTTATATAGACTTGCAAGATGGTCGAGGATTTTACGGCTTAGTTCTGGATTTTCTACTCGTTTCAACTTTAATCTCCTCCTTCTATGTGGTTCGGGGTGAGGCTGGTTCAGTTAGTCTGGTAGCGTCCTTCCACAAGTTTCTCTGTTATCTCCGGCTCCACACCATTTCGCCTAGTTTCAACCTCACCCCTTTCCTGCCAGCTAGTAGCCTGTGTGCACTTATTCTGAGACTTGATTGTTAGCTACCAACTACATCTCATCATTGCATCTTCAACTACTGTCCTGACTCGCCCTTTCGGGTAGCTGGCAGGCTTGCTGGCTTGGTTCTTCGGAGTTAAAACTCCTATCTGAGCGAGCCAAATTAAGTCCACGCTCACATCTGGACACCAGCAAGCCTCTTATACCTTATGGAACACCTCATCTTCGCCCTTGATGAACTTCTTCGCCGCCAGCATAGTATTGGTAAAGGAGTTCGGTGCGCTCGCAGGCATACCGATTGAGGTGAGCAGGCTGACATCACTCCTTATCAACTCATTAGCCAAAGCTGCGCTGTTAAACTCGGACAGAGTCCTACCATCAAGAAGCTCCATAGCCTTATCCATCGGAGACATACCTCCGCCACCTGCGACTCCGATACCTTCTACCATGTATACTTCCCAGGTCGGAGTCGGCACGTCCTGCCCTCTGGGATGCTCCTCATCCCTAGCTCTTCCGTCAAAAAGGTCGTGCTTTGGAGGTCTGCCGTCCTCACCATCTGCCATGACTAAGCCGAGCCTTTTACCGATACAATCTTTCAAGTCCATGCGGTCAGACGGCTTGATATACTCAGGACTTGACGGGTCTAACTGAGCCTCGGAGTACTGGGTATCGAGGATGTCAGTGAGAGAAGTGCCGAGCACTCCCCATCTAGACTTTTTCCTGTTAGACTCAGTAAGCGTAATAGTATAGATTGGAAACTGGTAAGGCTCAACAGCCTCGACGACTTCCAGGTCCTTAAAATTCAGGCTGCGTCTTACGGATTTCCTTTCATTCGGAGTGCCCTCATCCCACACCTGCTCCTCGCCTGGTATGGAGTCAAGAACTCCTGTGAATCTCCTCAGAGGTCCTATGTCTGAATCAACCAGACCTCTTACGCTTGGAAAACTTTCTTCTGCCATTGGTTTTAATTCCTCCATCGTTTGCTACTTTTACTGTTATTATCGGTAGAAAGATTCCGACAATAATCCCGATAACTACAATTACTCCTTCAATGTTCACCTCCCTGTTAATTCAGTATAATATATTATATCACAGAGAATAATCAGTTGTCAACCCCACAGATAAAGCAAGTAAGCGTTTACTGAGAAGTGGAGCGTCACCTGCCAGTGGGGTATAATAAAATAGCGTATATTAGAGCTATATGATTCCTATTTCATTTATTTCTTTAGTCTCCTCAAAAGGAATAGCTCTTCTATCACCGATGTCATCTACTCTAATACAACGAAGGACATAGGCTAGATGCTTAGTATACTCTTGCGCTCGAGGTCTATCATTGAAGAATGCTATCAACTTCGTAGCCTTGGTCTCATAGGCTTTCCATCTCGGGTACTGGTGCTTAAATATCCTAAACACTTTTTTTGATGGAATCTGATTCTTGACGTCTATAACAAATATGCCTCGAGGAGTAGTGGCTCTGAGGTCAAAAGGAGAATAGTGATTATCGCACTCCTCATAGCTTATGTCTTCGACTTTAGCTCCTAGAGACTCAAGGATAGCTTTTACCCTCTGCTCGGCTAACTTCCCATCCATTAGTCTCTTCACGAAGGTATCCGTGTTCTCTTGTATGAAACGTGGGTACTTGTTATTGTATTCTTCTCTTTTTAGCCTAGCTCTAATTCTTTCTATCCTTTCCATCTAACTCTCCTATTCTCATATATATATAAATAATATACATATAGCTTATGTAACAGATAATTTTTTATACCGACTATTCGAGGTTCTGGAGAAGCGAATCACCTCGGAGCTCTATTTCGTCCTCTGGATAATGAGGTAGGACACGCTGGAGAATCCGAGGATGCAGAGTGCCTTTATCCCAGCGGACTTTGATTAGTTTTGGGAGGAGACCTTCGGCATCTCTGCCGTGCTTAGTAAAGGTTATATTTACAGATGTCTTAGTGTCATCAGTATCATCAAGGCTAGTATTGATTATTGCATCCGACCACCAGCTGAGTTGTTTAGCCCCGAAGGATTCTTCCGAGCCTTGGGATACCTTGTTGCCTTCACTGTCAACTCCCGCTTTCCTAGAGTGATGGACAAATACTAAGGCTAGTTGTTGCAGAGTGCCGTTTCTGACCTGGTTGTAATCGTGCAAAAGTAAATCCATGTTCTCACAGAAGTAATTGACTTCTCTAGCTACTACTAGGTCATGGTGAAACATCTTATACAGGGGGTCGAGGATAAGGACAAGAGGCAAAGCTGGTGACTCCATGATTACTTCATCAATCTTCCTCCGTAGTGATGCTATGCCAGCCTGCTCGTCAAGATGGACAAACTGGATAACCTGGGTATAGACATTAGGAGGATAGGCTAGTGCTTCTGCTCGCTCCAACTCCAGCGGCACATCACCAGGTTTGGCGAGGAAGATTCTCTTTGTCCCTTCACAATATTTGACAGTACGGTTGCGGACTGAGTTTAATCCCATCTCGCCTTGGATATAGATAACATTGGCGGGAGAAGTTTTGAAGCCGAACCATCTACGACCAGTGGCTATGGAGTATGCCATGTGGATGGCAGACATGGACTTCCAACTTCCTTCATCTCCGAACAACTGGAGCCTGTGCCCTACATCGAGAACTCCATCCCAGATTATATGATGGATAGGGGGAGGTTTCCAGTTAATTAAATCTCGAGCAGTGTAAAGGTCTTTGTCCTGCTTGTGAATGTTGCTAGGCAAAGTAGCCCTCCTATCCGTAATGTATTTCTAACGGTATCTGTAATTATAGCATACTTGATGGGCAGGTGTCAATTGTCGGATAACTGGCTGAAGAGCTTCGCCTCTAATACTCTGTCGTAGGCTGCGTCAATTCTGTCTGCCTCACGGTCATGGTAGTCAGCTTCTGCTTTGTTCCATATCTCAATCTGGAGGTTATCTGGCAGGTTGTAGAAGTCTTCGCCATACTGCTCTTCGGCTAGTTGCTCGGCTCTGCTCTGAATCCAATCTTTATCAACCATCTTTGCTCCTCATATACTCTTGATACCTTTTGCGCCATTTACTGATAGTAGACCTGTCAACTTCGCCATTGAGGAATTCTACCACTTGTCTCAGGCTGCCGTCAAACAGAACAACTTCCAGCTTGATGTGATACTTGTACTCCAGCTTCTTCATGCGGTCAGTTTTGGGGAAGAGGTCAGGTTGCTCATCTACCTTCAACAGACGCTTTGTTTTCTTAGCAGGAACTACGCCTCTACGCCCGAGTATCTGACGGCGGAGTTTCGCTGCTGGTGTTCTGCTTGTCATAGATTACCTCCTGCATTTGTTCTAGCAGATAGGACAGTCGGTAAGCTGCTATGTCTCGGGATGCTGCTAGTGCTTGTAAAGTTTCTTGGTTCACTTTATCCCTCCTTTCACTTGCTTCTCAAACTCATCCAGTAGTGCCCGTATATGCCCGATGGCATCAAGCCTGCCCTCCTTGCGACCTACTAAGTAATCAGGATGCCGCTTTTCGAGAGGCACTACAGGCATTTCAGGGAATTGAGATGAATATCGGTTAACTAACACTGCCTCCAGCCATGCAATCTCTTGACGGCAGTACTCCTGCATACCTTCGTCCTCATTAGGAAGCCGTCTCTTAAGTAGAGCAATGATGTTCTTGAGCCACTTGTTATCTATGTCTTCGATGGTGAATACTCCGTCTGCAGTTTTCCACTGGAAGTCATCTGGATTAAAACTTGCCGCCATGTTATCTCTCCTTATACTCTAGCCAGCTAGAACTGTAGCAAGCAGGGCATACTGGAATCATATTACCCAGTTTGTGTAAGTCCTTTGCTGTGCCTTCCCATCCGCATCTGTTACAGCGGACTTGAGTGTCATCTATGTCACTGTTCATTGTTCCTCCTCACGGTTGTTCTGCTACATACTCCCAGCTGCTATGGCAGGATATACAAAACCATCTGCGGTCATAGCCTGAGTACTCTGGGCTGAGTACACATACATGGTCAGAACCACAGGATGGGCAGTATATCATTAGCCAGTCAGGAGTGTAGTCATGATTGTAAGAATAGCTACCTTTAAGGCTAGGTATTATCTTGCCTAAAGGGCTAGGATAAGTTTCAGTCATACTATACCCCAAACATCTTGTCCTGGCACTCTTGGCAAAATCCAGATAAGGTATACTCTATACGGGATAGCTCATCTCTGAACTCAGTAGCAGGCTTGCCGCACCAGCTGCAGATGTCATGCTTGATGCTGTCTACTCTCTTCCTGCCTGATGGGTTGATAGCATCTATCAGGTCCTCAATCTCTTGTGCCTTCTTAGATGGTTCTGCCATTGCCGACCTCCTTATGTCCGTTCCTTCTTAGTTGTCGCTTATGACCTTCTGTCCTCAAATGCTTCTCCATATTATAGACATGGTGATTGCATACTGGGCAGTAAGGTATCCGCTTGTAAGATGTATCCTTCTTTACCGCCATATCTGCCACCACTTTTTAGGACGGTATCCGTGAGCAGCAGTCAAGTGCTTGAGCAGGTTGTTAGGATTGGTATACTTTATGCAAGTGGAGTCCTGCACCTTGCTACAATGTCGCCAACATATCGCACAATCCTGGCTGTACTGTACCGCAACTTTGAGTAGCTTATAGTGCTCTTTATCTCCCGTCTTCATTGCCGTTCCTCCTTTCTTCAGAATGATATCTTATGAAGTAGTGAATGTGGCAGTACGGGCAGTAGAATATCCACTTTGTTTTATCAGATTCAGGGTCTTGGTAGATACACTGCCCGATGTCTCCGCAATCGGGGTCAGGACACTGGTGACGAGGAAGATAATGCAACTTGCTATCATCAATAGCCTCGACCTTTAGCTGCACTCGCTCCCAGACATGAGTGGTGTTGGAGATGTAGGAATCTTTACGCTCTGTCTCCAAAATGTCTCCGTTATTCATAACTCCTCCTTATGTATATTATCCTTTACATGATATGCCTTGTGGCAGACACGATGGACTAGGACTCTGTTCTCCAGCTTCATATTCATGTGGTCTCCGTCTATGTGATGCTCTGTCAGGTTGTCAGTTCCTCGAGCAGGCAGAGCATCCAGATACACAAATGGTTCTCCACATATCCCGCAGTTAGGTTGGTGTTTCTGAATCATCATCCAAAGGAAGTATCTGAGCCTTGCTTTCTCATTTGACAAGTTAGAGCGTCTACGTTTAACCATTTCTCACCCTGACTGCACACTTATGGCAGATACCATGAGTTACTCCCCAGTGTTTGCTTCGTTTGAAGCCTAGTATCCTCGGTCTACCATAGTGCTGCTTATGCCATGCACATATTCTGAGTAGCATTTTAATCCTCCTTGCTGTCCCATATTACTAGAGCTAGTAGAGTTAGGATAAATAATACTACAAAGGCTGCTTCCATCAGTTACTCCAAATGTCTCTCATGTCGAAGATAGAGAAGTGGAGGCAGCCCCCGAACTCTCGGATAATCTCTTCCCTTGCCTGATGCGCTCCTAACAGAGTGGCTATGAGTTCTGGCGGACTACACTGTTCCAGATGCTCAATAGCTGTCTGTGAGTATTCAGGAGGCACCAGTCCTGCTTCTATCATAGTACAGGCGCAGGATAGAATGAGGGACTTTCTGTGCACTATTATTGGCTCTACCATGTACTCCTCCTTTCACGATTCATTTCTATAATAGTAGGTATTGCTCGGTAGTTTACAAGGACCTCCCGCCAGAGGAATAGCTTTCTCTGATACGGTGAGACCATGTAGATAGGAGTGCTGGGATAGTTATGCTTGAGAAGTTCGTATACACCAGTGATGAAGAGTACAACTTCATTTTGATTATCAATTGTGAGGAAGAGGCAGACGATTCTGGCACACTCAGCTCTCAGTACTCCATCTTTGTGCTCAACTACCTTGCCGTACAAGTCTACGATGCCAGATACAAAGTCATTGTAGTGGTTATCCTCCCAGTTCTCCAGCCTTGTAGCATGGAGACCATGATGATTAGATATATCTGGCACTTCATCTGCAAACGCTATTTCTTTGTCCCATGTGTTACTGGAGGATATAATTGTTGGGGATAGAGAGCCTTTAATCTTCATTTCCCAGGCTCGGTAGGCTAGAATACCTTTAAGGTTCTTGCGGTTGATAGGAGGAGGAAGCGGAGAAGCTAGGCTTTGGACAAGAGGGACTGCGCATCCTACCCTTCTCCGCAACTTATTGTAGTGGGTGTCAAGGTTGGTAATGAGTTCCTCAGCTTGAGTGCGGAGTGTGCCCTCCTCATTCTTCACAAGCTGCTCAAGTGATAGCCTAGCCCGCTTGTACTCGTCCACTATTGCCTGCCACGTGTAGGAATTCTCAATCATCTCCTTGTTCCCTTCTCACTGGTACTGGCTCTCTGACAGGTTGTGTAGCTGGAATTGGAGTCACCCAGTGTTTCTTATCTGGTGCTGGTAACATAGCAGGAGGCTTATATGGCTCACTGCCAGGAATGTCATGTTCTCGTACTGCTGGTGCACTAGTTCCCATTGGAGACCTCCTTTACCCAATTAGATATCTGTTCCTTAGGCAGCCCAACTGCCTCGGCTATCTCGTCTAACAGATGGTGAGCGTCTACTGTCCAGCGAGGGTGAGGAGTTAGGAATGACGACTCCTTTACAGCATTCTTAGCTACCCACTTAACTATACGCTCTTCAGGACTTATCATTGCCATATTAGCTATCCTCCTTGCTTCGCTTATTGTATATATTAGTTTGTCAAGTTTCTTGCCTTCCTGAATGTTCAGGTAGTCTAGAGTAGCATCCTGAACCTGCTGAAGAGAAGGCTCGATTCCCCTTTTCTTGAGCTTCTTGTACTCTTCATAAGCCCCCATTATACTTCTCCTTTCAGAAAAGCAATTATGTCGGCTACCTGGTCTTCTGTTATTTCTCCTCCACTCCGTTCCATAAGTTGCTTCTCAATCTCCATGTACTCCATGTGGTCTACTCCATGCAGCAGTCCGCCGCATCTGCAAGTACATCGGGGCTTAGTAGCGTTGGTGCAGGCGTCCGACTGATGTAGCGTCAAGGGGCGTTTGAAAACTCTCATTTGATTCCTCCTTATACTAGCAGCTTTAGTAGCAGAGCCACCAGCGTGCCTGTAATCAGTGCTAGTGCCACTGTATCTTTGAAACTCATACCTCACTCCTTCCGATAAAACTTTAGTATAATCCTTCCGAGCCTTTTATGACCTGCATCCATGTACCACCTATGCCACCAGGCGGCTAGGTCAGCTATAGTATAGTCATGCCCGTCACCAAGCTCGGTCTCTGCTACGTCGGCAGCAGCATCCATCTCTTCTGGTGTCTTGTACTCCATACCTGTTACCTCCAAATATCAATCATTTCTTGCAGTAGTTTGCTGAACTCATATCCGTGCTTGCCAGTTCCGTTTCTGCCTAGCTCATGAGTAATGTGGTGAGCTAGTTCGTGGAGTAGAACTCCCTGCCACTCCTGATTATAACTAAGCACCCTGGTCTTAGGATGATAGCAACCTTTGAACTGAATACTTAGCGGCGCAGGATTGCGCTTGAGGACAGGCTCATCTACTCCATACCACGAACAGAAGAATGTGGTCATAAACTCCGCATCGCAGGGAGTCTTGAACTCATCTGCTGTGAATGGTCTGGGTAGTCGGGACTCACCAGTTGCTATGCTTAGTCCAGCCATGTCAACTCTCCTTATACTTCATTAGCTGGCAACGCACATCCTCTAACTCTGGGTCTTCCAACTTTCCATCATCTGTCCAGTCCTCGTCGTAGAACATGAGACAGTAGTGGTCGGTCAGGTACTCTAGTTGCCTCTTGTTGACGTCAAGCTTTACCTCCATTTCAACCTCCTTTGTCATTATTCCTACACATATTATACCATACTCCGTTGCCGTTGTCAACCCCCAGTACACTAGCGGTGAGGTTTTACTATCCGCTCCTGGCGGGCTATACAGAACTTTCCGCAGAGTTGAAAACTATAACTTTGAGTTTCAAGTGACAGTTGCAATAAAAGTAAAGGTTGGCGGGTACAGTGTCTCTGTTGCCAGCATCAATGGCTAATGGCTGGCTGTTGCGATTCTAGAAATAGCTGGAATGG